CAGATTTTGAAATAATCACCGTGGACGTTGTGGCACAACCAAGCGCCCCTGGTGCATACCCTACACCTATCTACGAGCACTTAATGAATGCTCGCGGTGGCATGAAGGCATATGAATTAGCTCAGGCAACAAAAGAAGACGCAAAGGCACAAAAATATCTAAAAGAATCGTTGGTTAATATAATCAACCGACTCCAATAGTAAGGAGATAATAAATGTTGGATGCACTAAAAACATTATTCGAAAATGACGTTGTTTCAGAAGAAGTTCGCCGTGACATCGAAGAAGCATGGAATGCAAAAGTTAAGGAAAACCGCTTAGAAGCTACCGCAGAGCTACGTGAAGAATTTGCTAAAAAGTATGAGCATGATAAAGAAACAATGGTTGAAGCCATTGATGCTATGATGACAGAAAAACTAGCAGAAGAAATTGCAGAGTTTCAGGAAGATCGCAAGCAATTAGCCGAAGCAAAAGCAAAATATGCTGTTAAAATGCGTGAAAACTCAGATCTAATGAAGAAGTTTGTTGTAGAATCACTTGCAAAAGAGATTAATGAACTACATGCTGACCAAAAACAGATGGCATCTAAGTTTAACATGCTTGAAGAATTCGTTGTCGAAGCACTTGCTAAAGAAATAGCAGAATTTAACGAAGATAAAAAGGATGTAGCAGAAACAAAAGTACGTTTAGTACGTGAAGCGAAGTCCCAATTCGCTAAAGTTAAGAAGAACTTTATCGAAAAGAGTGCTGCAAAAGTATCAAAAATAGTAGAAAATACGCTCAAAGGTGAAATGTCACAGTTGAAGGATGATATTGAAACAGCACGTAGAAATGATTTTGGACGCAAACTATTCGAAGCATTTGCAAACGAATATGCAAACAGCTATCTAAATGAAAAGTCAGAAGTTGCAAAACTTATGAAGGTTGTTAAACTAAAAGACAAGCAACTTTCAGAAGCTAAGTCAGCAGTTGACGAAAAACAGACACTTGCTGAAAGCAAGGATGCTGAAATCAAGAAGATGGTTGCAGAATCAGAAAGAAAAGAAACAATTAACTCACTTATTGAGCCTCTAAACAAGACTCAGCGTGAGATAATGACAGATTTACTGGAATCAGTTCAGACAAAGAAACTAAGTTCTGCGTTTGACAAGTATCTACCGGCAGTTATTGACGGAAAGAGTCCAGCCAAAAAGGCAGTAATTACAGAAGGCACAGAAGTAACAGGCAACAGAACAGAAACTAACGTTAGTAGTAAGGCAGACGAACAAAATGTCGTTGACATTAGACGTCTAGCTGGATTGAAATAAGGAGAAAGAAATGTCAGAACTACTAGAAAGTCGCTGGCAGGAGACAAAAGGCGCACTTCTTGAAGGCCTAAATGGCAACAAGAAAGCTGTTATGGCTTCAACATTAGAAAATACACGCAAGTATCTTTCTGAGGCTGCTACAACAGGTGCAACTGCTGCTGGTAATATAGCGACACTAAACCGTGTGATCCTTCCAGTGATCAGACGTGTGATGCCAACGGTTATCGCAAACGAAATCGTAGGTGTTCAACCTATGACTGGTCCAGTTGGCCAGATTCATACACTAAGAGTACGTTACGCTGAAACAACAAATGATGCTTCAGCAGCTAACGTAGATACTACAGCTGGTGAAGAAGCACTATCACCATTCAAGGTTGCAGAAGCATATTCAGGTTCGCTATCAACAGCGAAAGCTGATGCTACTCCAGGTCTTGAAGGTTCAGGTGGTAGAAAGCTATCAATCCAGATCCTAAAGCAAACTGTAGAAGCTCGTTCACGTAAGCTACAAGCAAGATGGACATTTGAAGCTGCTCAGGATGCTCAATCACAGCATGGTATTGATGTTGAAGCAGAAATTATGGCTGCTCTAGCACAAGAAATCACTGCTGAGATCGATCAGGAAATCCTACGTTCTCTACGTACACTAGCTGGTACAGCCAGTGAAACATCAACCAAGCAGCAGTATCAGGTACAGCTACATATGTAGGTGACGAGCATGCGGCTCTTGCAGTATTAATCAACAGACAAGCAAACAAGATTGCTCAGCGTACACGTCGTGGTGCTGGTAACTTTGCTGTTGTTAGCCCGTTTGCACTAACAGTGCTACAGTCAGCTACAACATCAGCGTTTGCACGTACAACTGAAGGTGCTTTTGAGGCTCCAACTAACACAAAGATGGTTGGAACACTTAACAATGCAATGCGTATCTATGTAGATACATATGCAAGCGACTCAACAGACGTACTTGTTGGTTACAAAGGTTCATCAGAATCAGACGCAGCAGCGTTCTACTGCCCATACATTCCGCTAATGAGCAGTGGCGTTGTACTAGATCCATCAACATTCGAGCCAGTCGTGAGCTTCATGACACGTTACGGATATGTGGAACTAAACAACACAGCTTCGTCTCTAGGTAACGCAGCTGACTATGTTGAAAGAATTGCAGTAAGCAACGTAACTTTCAGCTAAGTCTACAC